TTTAAATATGAACGCTAAGTTTTTATTGTTAGAAGAAGATATAAAAGAAATGTTAGATGAAGATATTAAAAAGTTAGTAGATAAAGTAAATAAGAAAGCTTGGGGTTGGATGAATGATACATACTGAAATCCTATCTATTTGCTTAAATCACGAACACTACAACAAAGTTCGTAGGTTTATTGATGTTGACATGTTTAATCACGAATATGGCATGGTATACACTCTAATAGAGAAAATACATGACAAATATCCTGAAAAGATACTAAATCTGCGAGAATTAAAGGTCATGTATGCTGACCTATATCCCGCAGTACCAAAGGCTACTAGGCAGAATATAGTGGATAAGATAGAAGAACTAGATGAAAATAGTTCCATATCGGAACTAAATTTTGATGCTATAAAAAACTTTTGGGCTAGGCAACAAGCAAAAGAAATAGGAGAAAAAGCTGTTGACATTTACACTGGTGCTGACAAAGACATAAGTAGCCTACGAAGATTAGTAGAAATGTTAGACGAACAAAACATGGTAGGTAGTGATACTTACAAACTTGTTGAAGAAGATATTGAAGAATTATTTACATTAAATAGTAATAGTGGAGAGTTTAAGCACAGGCTGTTAACAATAGCTGACAATGTTCCCGCTTTAGAACGAGGTCACTTTGTTATTTTATTTGCTAGACCAGAGATAGGTAAGACGACATTTTCTAGTTTTAATGCATCTGGTTACATACAACAAGGAAAGAAAGTGACATACTGGGCTAATGAAGAACCCGCAGTAAGAATTAAACTTAGAATAGTACAATCATATTTTAATCAAACAAAAGAACATATTGCTGACAACTTAGAAAACTTTAAAGAAGAATACCTAACAAAAATAAAACCTTACTTAACAGTTTTTGATAGTGTGGGTACACACATTGATGAGATAAACGAGTATGCAAGAATTTATAAACCCGATGTAATGTTTATAGACCAACTTGACAAAGTTCACATAACTGGTAATTACAATAGAACAGATGAAAAATTAAAAGATGTTTATGTGAGAGCAAGAGAAATAGCAAAACGACATGATTGTTTAATGTGGGCTGTGTCACAAGCAAGCTATGAGGCAGAGGGTAAATCAATAATAGATTATTCTATGTTAGATAATTCACGAACAGGTAAGGCGGGAGAAGCAGATTTAATTTTAGGTATAGGTAGAGGTGCTGACAACAATGATTTATCAGACCCTTATCGTTGCATAACAGTAAGTAAAAATAAATTAAATGGTTGGCATGGTTCAAGACATGCAAGAATAAGTATACAGAGGGGAGTTTTTGAAAGTGATAACGACAGTTGATGTAGAGACGACATTTGATGTTAATGACGAAAATAAAATAACATCTAGTCCATTTAATGGAAACAATTTAGTTTCTGTTGGCTATAAGATTGATGACAATCCAGTTGAGTATCTATGTTTTTATCATAGAGACGAACCACCAACACCTAATGCACAAAAGATTTTACAAAAAGTTTTAGATAAAACTGATGTTCTTATAGGACATAACATAAAATTTGATTTTAGTTGGTTAGTACAATGTGGATTTACTTACAATAAAAAATTACATGACACTATGGTTATGGAATATATTATGGCAAGAGGTATCAAGTGGGGATTTTCATTAGAAGATTGTTGTAAAAGAAAAGGTGTTGCACTTAAAAAAAGTGAACTAATTCAACCATTTATGAAGAATAGAGTATCATACGAAAGGATACCTTGGACAATAGTAGATGAGTATGGTAGACAAGATGTTGAAAGTACTTATCAATTAGCAATAGCACAGTTAAGTAAATTTAAAATTAATTGGGGAGATTTATATGACAACTAGCATTGTGCCAACAATACAAATGTCAATGGAACTGACAAAAGTTTTATCTGATATTGAAATGAATGGTTTACATATTAACACTGAAATTTTAAATAACATAAAAGTTAAGTTTGAAAAAGAGTTAGTAGATTTACAAAAATATTTAAATGAAAAAGTAAAAATATTTATGGGTGATACTCCTATAAATTTAGATTCACCAGAAGATAGGTCGGTGCTTTTTTATTCGATGAAAGTTACTGACAAAAAAATGTGGGCTAGAAGATTTAATATTGGTTATGAAGAAAGAGGTAATACAAGAAAACCTAAAAGAAGAACTAACTTTGCTAGCATAAATGATTTTTATCTAGAAATAAATTCTTTAGCAAGACCACAATTTAAAACACATGGAACTGTATGCCATAATTGTGAGGGAACTGGTAAATACACTTACATGAAAAAAGATGGTACACCTAGTAATGTAAAAAGACATTGTAAAACTTGTGATACAAAAGGTTTAATATTTAAAAATACAGATGAAAGAGCAGGTCTAAAATTAAGACCTAGAAATGTTATTGATTGCTCTGCTATGGGATTTAAAACTGACAAAATAGTTTTAGAAAGTTATTTATCAACAACAAAAGGTGTGCAACACGAATTTTTAAAAAGGTATGTACGCTATTCTGCTATAAGAACTTACCTAAGAACTTTTGTTGATGGTATGCAAAAAGCTATTAGTAAAGACGGGATGGTACATCCCCAATTTATGCAATGTGTTACGAGTACTGGCAGACTATCTTCTCGTAATCCCAACTTCCAAAACATGCCTAGAGGCAATACTTTCCCTGTTAGAGAATGTGTTACATCTAGGTGGGAAGGTGGGAAGATACTAGAAGGTGATTATTCACAGCTTGAATTTAGAGTTGCAGGATTTTTAGCTAAAGATGAACAAGTTTTAAAAGATATAAAAAACAAAGTTGATGTTCATAATTATACAGCAAAGATACTTGGAGTGTCACGACAAAAAGCTAAGTCAGATACTTTTAAACCGCTATATGGGGGTATATTAGGTACCCCAAAACAGATGCAATACTATCGTGCTTTTAAGAATAAGTATGCGGGAATAACTAGGTGGCATGGTGAATTACAAAACGAAGCACTTATGTCAAATAAGATAAGATTACCTAGTGGTAGACAATATTTTTTCCCTCATGTTGAAAGATTACGCAGTGGAAGTGTAACAAATTCTACTGCTATTAAGAACTATCCTGTACAGGGGTTTGCAACAGCAGACCTACTACCACTTGCATTAATTAATTTAAATAAGCTATTGACAAAATACGAATTGAAGTCTATTATATGCAACACAGTACATGATAGTATCGTTTTGGATGTGTATCCAGACGAAGATAAACAAGCTATCGAAACTTTAAAGGAGGCTATGCTGTCTATTTCAGATGAATGTGAAAAGCGGTATGGTTTTAAATATACAATGCCAGTAGGAATTGAATTAAAAATCGGTGATGATTGGCTTAACATGAAGGAGATATATAATTCCGATGATTGAAAATAATACACAAATAAACGCAGTTACTATACCTACTGATGTAAGTAGTTTAAGTGATTCAGAATTAATGAAACTAACAGGACAGTTAGATAATACTAGCCAAGAGGGTTCAGTTCTATCTAGACTATCTATTAATTATCAAACAGAAGATGAAAATGATAATCCTCTACCAAGAGGACAATTCACTTTAAAAGTTGACGGAGATAGTGTATACGCTAAAACCGCAACATTTAGACCTTTCATGAGAATGTTTGCTTATAGTTACTGGGATAACAATGAAGAGGTGTTTACATCAAGTGTGCAAAGACCATCTTTAGGAGACCAGTTTCCAGATTCTAATGGGGGCTATAAGTGTGGAAAACTATCTAGAGAACAACTTGAGGCATTAGCTGAAGGTGACCCTCAAAGAGTAATCCAGAGTTCGATAAAATGTAATCAAGTTATGTACGGGGTTGCTGATATGGAAGGTAAAAAATCTGATGGAAAAGATGTTAGTTTAAAACAAATTCCTTGTGTTCTTTATGCTAAAGGTGTTAACTACATACCTATGAGTACAACATTAAAATCTTTAGCTACTCAAAAGAAACCAATGATACGAAACAATCTTTTATTATCTACTAAAAAGCAAAAATCTGGTGGTAACACTTTCTTTGCTATGGATATTAAGATTGGAGAATCAGTAACAATGTCTGAACAAGACACTGTTTTATTAAAAGAATTTGCGGCTGTAACAAAGTCCGTAAATGAAGGCGTTATGGAGAAACATAGAACTGCTGTTAAACAACAAACTAAAGATGGCGACCACTCCCTAGCTATTGAGTTAGACGAATAACAGTATGTTATCTACTCTAATAGAGAATTTTCTCTATGACGCAATCGGGGGGAAGTCTAAACCACTTTCCCCCGCTATCATTAAAGAGTTTCAAGAATCTTGCGGTAAAGCATTAGAAAAACAATTTAACGAACAAATGGATTGGCGTATTCGTATGTCTGGTCTAGGAAAACCTTTATGTCAACAACAGTTAGATAAAAAAGGTATTAAAAAAGAATTTCAATACAACACAATAATAAAGTTTTTGATGGGTGATTTGCTAGAAGCGGTTGCTATAGCGGTTATGAAAGGTGCAGGAATAAACATAGAAAAGTTACAAGAGCCTGTATCATTGAAAATAGGTGGTATCGAATTAAAAGGTACATACGATGTTAAAATAGATGGAAGAGTTTGGGATATAAAATCAGCAAGTCCTGCAAGTTTTCTTAGTAAGTTTGGTGAATATGGTAGTTACAATAAGATAAAAGAAAATGATTCTTTTGGTTATATTATGCAAGGTCATATGTATAGTGAGGCTGATAACTCACCTTTTGGTGGTTGGATAGCTATAAATAAAGTTACAGGTGAATTTGCTGTATGTGAGGCTCCAGAAGACCAACAAGAAGATAGAAAAGATATGCTAGAACAGGCTGAAGAAACAATTAAAACACTTAATTCTAAAGCTAAATTTGAGAAGTTATTTACAGATATAGAAGAAACTTATGTACCTAAGTCTGGTAAACAAAAAGGAATAAGAATACCTACAGGAAATACAACATTAGAAAGTACTTGTGGTTATTGTGAATTTAGAAGTCATTGTTGGCCTAAAGCTGTACTACATGAGAAAGTTACATCTAAAGCTAAGTCTAAACCTTTTGTTTGGTATAACAAATTAAAAAATACAGAGGTAAAAAATATATGAACGTATTATGGTTATCAAGTCCTTTTCGTAAAGATGATATACTAACGAACAAAGATGCAGTTTGGGTATACACAGAAAATGAGTTAAGAGAAGGAGGAGGAGAAATGGTAGAATTTATGAGAAGTGCAGAAAATTGTCATCCTCTTATAACAAGAGAAACAATAGGTAAAGATGGTTATTTTAGAGAAGATAACGTACCTAGAAAAACTAGAGTAATACATAACTATTTTAATGCATTACATATAAGAATTAAACAAGGTAAGTTAGCTATTCTACCTACTATACAAATAAATGAAGCAATAATAGAATTAGAAAAGCATGCACCTTTGTTAGCTACTATATTTGTAAATAACATTGATTTAACAAATAGATTTAAAATGAAAACTCTTCTATGACCTTGCGAAAAGGCTTTAGGTCTGAATTTGAACGAGGATTTGCTCATTGGTTGATAAAAAACAATATTAAATATGAATATGAGAAATCATATGTTGAATACCAACCCAAGATTAAACGATACACTCCCGATTTTTATCTTTTAAAACAAAATATATACATAGAAACAAAAGGATTTTTTGATTCAGCAGATAGAAAAAAACATTTACTTGTTAGGGAACAAAATCCAGATATTGATATTAGATTTTTATTTGTAAATGCCAACAATAAACTTAACAAATCTAGTAAAACAACTTATGGTATATGGTGTGATAAACATAAAATACTGTGGGCAGAGAAAAGGATACCTAACGAATGGCTGATATAATAGATAATACCACATTAGAGACAGAAAAAATGTCTCTTTTACCTAATAAGTTTTACCTTATAATAACACCATCTGATAATGGGCAATCATTTGATGTAACTGCATATGATACTACTGACCCTAAAAAACCTATACCATCTGCTTTTTTTGTTTTAAAAGGTATTATGGATACACTTGATACAGATTTAGATGGGTTAGTACAGAAAGGTCAACTATCTGTGATGGATAAAATGGTTGAATTAGAAAATAAAGGCGAGGATGTTACCTCTGATATGATATCAGATAACATAGAACACGTTAAGTTAGGAAAATTACATTGAGTACAGTAACAGAAAATAAATCTAATAGTATTAAAAAGCTAAGAGAAAGTGATTTCTCTGTAACTAAATTTAGTAAAGATTTATCATATGGTAAAAAGCATGAAAAACTTGTGATGAAGTCTATGGAAAATTTTGAGCTAAAAACAGATAGAATGGCACATAAAACAGGTAATGTGTATGTAGAATTTAAATCTAGAGGTAAAGATAGTGGTATTCGTACTAGTAAATCTGATACATGGATATTTAAAATAGTTAGTAAAGGCGATAGGCACTTGTTTTCCATACATATTCCTTTATCA